GCGCTCACTCGCTGCAAGCTCCCAGAAAGCGAAGCACTGTTGGCACTTTTTAAGACGAAACTCGAAGAGACCAAAAACTCTTTGGTGTCCGCAGAAGACCCAGCACGAATCTATCGCCTTCAAGGTCGAGCAGAAGTCTTATCAGATTTTCTCGAAGCGGTTGAAAAATCGCCCGAGATTCTCGCCCGGTTGGGGAACTGACCGGTTTTTAGTCCGAGCAAACCATTACGCGTAGGCAGACCGCAGTAGGAGCCGAAACGGAGTTGGAGCTTTTAGGAGATTTTGATGGCATTGCCAAAACAAGTTGAAGCCCAGTTGAAGGAACTGGAAAAGTTAGAGCAGCAGATCGCTGAAAGTCAGAAACCCGCAGAGCCAGTACCCACTGACCCCGCACCAAATCCTGACCCAGCACCCGCAGAGCCAACACCGACCCCAGACCCCGCTCCAACCGAGCCAACACCTGTTGAAACAAAGCCAGAGCCAGCTGAACCTGTTGTTTCTGAAGAGACATGGCAGCAGAAGTACAAAACCCTCAAGGGCATGTACGACGCTGAAGTCCCTCGCTTGCACTCCGATCTTCGTGAGTTGCGCAGCCAAGTGGAGTCCCTCCGCCGCGCTGCTGAAGCCAAGCCAGCGGAACCTGTCAAACCAACAACACCAGAGAAGCTGGTGTCGGATGCTGATGTTGAAGCATTCGGTGCGGACTTGATTGAAGTCCAACGCAAAGTTGCACGCGAAGTTGCAGCAGAGTTTCGTGGTGAGTTAGATGCCATGAAAGCCGAAAACGAGAAGTTGCGCGAGCAGCTTAGCGCCACAGGCTCTCAAGTGTCTGAAGCATCGTTCGAGCAGCGGTTGCACCGTATGGTGCCCGACTTTGAAGCGATCAACGCTGACCCCAAGTGGATCGCATGGTTGCAAGAAGTTGATCCACTGCTGCGCGGCCCACGAATGACTGTTGCACAAGACGCGTTCAATAAAGGCGATGCAGCTGGAGTAGCACACTACGTTGCAATGTTTAAGCAAACATTGGCACCCGTAGAGCCAACGAAAAGCAAAACCGAAGAGCTTGAGCGTCAAATTCAGCCGAATCGAACTACCACTGCGACCAACGCAGTTCAGCCAACTGGAAAAATCTTGACGAACAAAGACGTCGAGGGCATGTTCCAAAAAGCAGCTGACCTGAGCGCACGTGGCAAGTTGGAAGAGGCACGCAAACTTGAAGCTGAAATTGATCTCGCCTACATGGAAAACCGTGTGGTTGCGTGATCTAACCAACCTGTTTAACTTTTAGGAGGCCAAAATGGCTGCTGTTTTCCCCGTACAAGCTCCGTTCAATACGAGCACTTCTTACTCTGGCGCATTTATCCCGACCTTGTGGTCTGGCAAACTGTTGGCCAAGTTCTACCAAAACACCATGTTGTCTGAAGTCGCTAACACCGACTACGAAGGCGAGTTGAAGAACCAAGGCGATACCATCCGTATCCGTTTGGCTCCCACCATCACCATCTCTGACTACACCGCAGGTCAAAACCTGAACTACGAAGTCCCCACTCCTATCTACCAAGATATGCAAGTGAACAAGGGCAAATACTTCGGCGTTCAAGTGAACGACGTGTTGGCCTATCAGTCTGACATGAACTTGATGAACATGTTCACCGAAGACGCTGCCAAGCAGTTGAAAATCCAAATCGAAAACGAAGTGTTCTTCAACAGCTTCGTGACCGAAGGTGCTGACGCTGCCAACTACGGCGCTACCGCTGGTGCTATCTCTGCTGCCTACAACTTGGGTACAGACACTACTCCTATCGACCAAGCAACACCTGAAAACGTGTTGAAGGCGATCTTGCGTATGTCTACCGTGTTGGACGAGCAGAACGTGCCTGAAGATGGCCGTTGGTTGATCTTGTCTCCCTACGACCGTCACCTGTTGATGCAATCTAGCATCGCTCAAGCCTACTTCACTGGCGACCAATCCAGCACCATCCGTACTGGCAAGATCGGCATGTTGGACCGCTTCAGCGTGTATGTGTCTAACTTGTTGCCACGCGGCGCTGCTGGTAAGGCTTTGGTGTCTGGCTTGACCGACACCTCCACCGGTGGTTCTGTGAGCCAAGCTAAAGCTCGTCGTACCATGATCGCTGGTACTAAGGCTGCTGTGTCGTTCGCTATGACTGTGAACAAGACTGAGCCATTGCGTAACCAAACAGACTTCGGCGACATCGTTCGCGGTTTGGCTGTGTATGGCCGCAAAGTGGTGAAGCCACAAGCTTTGGTCGTCGCACAAGTTGGCTCTGCCACCTAAGAACTGAGGGGCTTCGGCCCCTCTTTTTGAACTCAATTTTCTGGAGATTTTCAAATGCCTAACGTTACTTCTTTTGGCCGCATGGTCGGCGGCGTTACCACCGGTTTGACCGCTGGTACAACTCAAACTGCTGCTGGCGCTACCGCGCTGACCGGCGCTCTGAACACTGTTACCGTTGTCGCTGCTGACAACGACGGTGTGATCTTGCCAGCTGGCCGTGGCCAAGGCGATGTGGTCATCGTTGCTAACCTCGACGCTGCTCAAGACATCAAGGTGTATCCAAGCACCGGTGGTTCGATCAACGGCGCTTCTGCTAACGCCGCTTTGGTGGTTGGTCAACAACAAGTCGCTCAGTTCGTGCAAATCGGCACTGACGGCTTGAGCTGGTTGGCGATCCTCGGTGGTGTAGCTACTCCCGCCTAAGT